TAAAGTAATCTGATCCATCCTCAATAGTCGAGTCAGGCAGGTTAAACGTGTTGAGCTTTTTAAAGCCTGTTGGTGGTGTGTAAGCAAATGGGCGTTGTCCGAAGTTAATATCAAAAGTTGACGAAGAAGTAGCACCTCCATTGCTAACCCCAGGAGTGTATGTTCCGTTTATCCCAGTAAACGCTGTTCCTTGAGAAACATTATTTTTATAAAAAACAATAGTGCCATTGTCTAAATCTAAAGCAATTCCTATGACATCTCCATTTGTCCAAGAAGCACCATAAGAAGCACCTCCTGCTCCAGAATATTTAGATCCGTTTGGATAATAAGCATAACCATCTGTTTGTGACAAAAGCGAACCAACAAATCCAAGATAAGAAGCTCTGATTCCAACCATACAACCTGCTGCTGTCTGAGCAGAAGATACGACTTCCCAGTACCATTTACCGCTTGAAACAGCAAATGTGCTGAGTATCATCTGGTCAGAAGCTGTAGTCGTAGTCCCGGTAAGATTACCGTTTGTTGTGCTGGATGAGGCATGTTTTGAAATTGGACTTAACGTACAGAAGTTACCCGCATTCTCATCAACCAGACTTGGTGTGTCCTTCATTAAGTCATAGGTTGTAGCGGTTGAGTCAGACACGTTAAAGTTGTTGCCTGTCCAGTTGTTATCATTACCACTATCGTCGTTAAAGACAGGTGTCAAAATATCAGACGTTGTGAAGGTGTGGATTGTGTTACCACCAGAAGATGTGATTGTTCCACCGTTAAACTGCTGTGCGCCAGCGTAAGAAATTATGACTACTCCCGAGCCTCCTGCGTGACCAAGTGTAGTATTACCTCCATCACCGCCACCACCTCCACCACCTGTATTGGCTGCACCAGCACTTCCTGCAGGACTTCCTAAAACTCCAGTACCATTACCGCCACCAGTGTTACCTCCAAGTCCACGAGTACCACTACCTTCGGCTCCACCTCCACCACCTGCTCCGTAAAGAACCGGTGTTCCTGTGATGCTAGAACTTGTTCCATTACCACCTGCACCTGCGGCTGAACCGGAAGCATTAGCACCGACTTGACCGTCACCACCGCCACCTCCTCCAAGGAAAGGAGGTGAACCTACATTCCGACCAGTTCCACCCAACGTACCATTACCTGAAGTACCTGCTGCTCCATAGGCTGAAGTAGGAGTTTTACCTGAGTTTGCAGTATCTGTAGCAAATACAGAATTAGACCCATCAGCCCCAGGATTTCCACCTGCTCCACCTGCTCCAATTGTAACAGCGTATGATGTGTTAAGAGATAAAGTCTGAGAAGTAGACTCAATCACTTCACCGCCTCCACCAGCATTGGCGTAAGTTCCACCACCTCCACCAGCAACAACCAAGTAGTCGGCAGACACCGTGCCCGCCGTTGGATTGCGGAAAGGCAAGTAGAAACCATTAGTACCGTATGTGCCTGTGTACTGTTTAGCCTTCCAAGTACCGTTGTCATCGTACTCACCAAAGTCATCAGCAGTTAATTGCTGACCGTCAATAAAGTTTACTTCGGTTATATATCCGTCAAGGTAGTAATCATTAGCAAAAGTCTGACGAGAACCTATCGTGTGTATTGCAGCTTGATTAACACCTAACTCTTGATTTAACGAAGGATCAACAGAATACTGAAAAGAGGTAACTTCCTCTCCATTAACATACATTTTAATTCGGTTAGACGCTGTAGCTTGTGTGGTATCGTACGCCAACACTATGTGATACCAAGCAGATGGATCACGATAAACAGCATTGGTTCTTCTCCAAGCTGCACTGTAACCGCTTAAATCAATTTTATCTTCAGTAGTCCAGCTTATAAAATTGTAATTACTAGGACCAGACGCACCGCTAGGAGTACTTCCAAAAATTAATTGATTCGTACCTAGTTTTCCACGTTTAACCCATCCACTCCAAGTCCAAGTTCTTCTGTTTCCTGCGCTTGGAAAAGTTCTACTTAAATAAGCAGACGCAGAACTACGAAACCTCAGACTATCGTCAATCGTGTAGCCACCGCCTTGACCTGAAGCTCCTACTAAAGATTGTTTAACTATGCTCATGAATAGTTTGCCGTGAATACTGTGTGAATTGAAGTTGAAGTTCTAACAATAAAGTCAACTCGGTCAACCGCACCTGCTGCTGTTGATAAAGTAGGCGCTGTACCGCCAACAAAATCCCAGTAACTTCCCCAAGCCAAAGTCCTCGAACCTGTACCATCCTGAACAATAAAGATTGAACCAGTCTGACCAGCGTCAATGTTGCTTGGATTAGCCAGCGTTCTGTTGCCACCTAGTGTAACGGTAAACATATCTGAACTGTCTAAGTCTGGCGTAATCGTTGCAGCGTCAGTTAGCGTTGTAATGTTACCGTTTGATGCGCCAGAGATGGTTAGGCGTTTGACTGGAGAAGCTGTACCAATACCAACGCTATCACTAGTTACACGCATTACTTCAGTTTCATTAACACCAAATATTAAATTACGACTAACTGAATTAGTGTATAAGTTTGCTCCACTAGAATTAAGTGCTATACCAAAAGCATAAGCGTTACCGTCTAACGATAGCTGACCAGACGCACTATTGTCCATGTCAATGTCAGTGTTTGCACCAGTTAAATAAATTCTTGCATCTGTTCCACTAACTTCTAGCTTTTGACTAGGACTACTCGTACCAATACCAACGTTACCAGAACTGTCGATACGCATATATTCTGATCCGTCAACACTAAAATTAATTAGCGAACTTGCACCTGCATTAGTTGGATCAGCCGTTATACCTATAGATCTACTTGAATTACTAAGATTAATTATTCCACCAGAATAACTAGTGTCAGAAACACTTCCAACAAAGGCTTGACTAGTAGCCATTGTCGTACCGACAGTAACTAAATTTGTTAAAGGACTAGTCGTACCAATACCTACGTTGCCAGCAGAGGTGATGCGCACTTTTTCAGTAGAACTGGTATAGAAACGCATATAGTCGCCATTATGCTCATACATAATACGACCAATACCATTAGTATCAGTGTCTCCAAAATAAACAGCACTGGTTCCTGTTGTATTACCTATGTCTGCTCTAAGAACAACATCATTTCCGGCAGTAGAGCCACTAGTAACTCTTAGTGTTGTATTACCAGCCGAAGGTCTTGAGACATCTATTGCGTAAGTTGAATCTGAAGCTACTGTTAAACCATCAGAAACTACAGTACCAGTAACGTCAATGCCTGTGGCGGTGGTAGAAAGTTTAGCACCATTATCATGATAAAGTGTTACTGCACCATCTGTCGTAACTATAACACCCTGTTCACCAGTTGCACTTTGTAATCTAACAGTGTCTGATGCTCTGATATATAAGTTACCTGTTCCAGTGTCATCTATGTAACTATTAGCTCCGTTGTGATAAATCTGCAAGTCAGACCCAGCACCGAAAATGGCTTTTGAGCTATCCGCAAAAGTAATGTCATCTGCTGCCGAAACGGATATATCGGTACCGCCCGTAGTGTTTCCATTAGCTAATATTTCAGCAAGTGTATCTACGGTGCCAACCTGACTGTCTACATACGCTTTAATAGATTGTTGCGTAGCCAGCGCAGTGGCGCTGTCAGAGCCCATATTGTCTTCATCAAGTATTGAGGTAACCGATACAGAACCCAACCGAAGGCTATCAAAATAAGCGTTGTTAAAAACATTAGCGGCAACAGCACCAGCCCCAGCACCGTCGAAATAGACAACGGCAGTTGTTCCTGAAGGTATCTCATAGTCGTTCGACGCATTGTAAGTCCCTTGAAAAACTAAAATGCTTCGGCTTCCCGAAAGATTATTCCTGATATAAACAATCTTTTCCGCATCGTTAGGCGTTAATTGAACAAAAGCGCTTGAACCCAGATCCCCACCATCATTAAAAATAATAAAACGATTTCGACCATTTGAAGCCGTACCGTCTTGAATATCAAGTGTATTTGGTGAGCCTGAAGTTCCTGCGCTAGGCAAAGTAATGCTAACTTGCCCATCCAAAGAAACGTCTATTAAGCTTAAGTTAGTATTAGTAGTATCGCCCCACGTTCCCGACTGTTCACCAGTCGCAATTAGCTCGATACCGTTATTTAAAGTATATGTACTTGGCATAATTTAATCCTATACAACAATTCATAAGTCTCCACAGACTATAACGGTTACTCGATAAAACCTATGCAGCTATTCTATCCCAATTAGGGGATTGATTGGGCTCTATCGAACTATAACTTGAATTTTGATCTGGCACAATATTCCCCCAAACCAATACTTGACCCACCGAAGCCGTGGCTGAAATTCCAAAAACTTGAGCATTTGCATCCGCAGCAACAATCACGGAACCTATACCAGAGGTGGCTGAAACCCCGGTTACGTTTACCACACCTTCTGCCGCTACGGTTACCGAACCAACAGCAGAAGTAGCTTCAAGACCCGAGGCTGGTACATTAGCGTCACCAATTACCGTTACCCCAGATAACGCCGAGGTCGCTTCTAATCCAGTAACTACAGCAGAAGCCCCCGCCGCTACCGTTACCGAACCAACCGCAGAAGTAGCAGATAACCCGGTTACAGGTACATTTGAAGCCCCTGTAATCGCTACAGACCCTACTTCAGCGCTGGCCGAAACACCATCCACATATACCGCGATAAAAGGTGAGCCCCATTTGCCCTCACCCCATGTGGCTCGACCCCACCCTTCATATGTGGTTGACGAAGCCATCTTTTATCCTTTAAGCGATTCTTATAATTGCATTACTTGAATCGGCAGTAGGAAAGACAACTGTAAAATCACCCGCAGTAGACGTTTTGTCTGATCCAAAATCTAAAACAACCACTGAGGGGTTAGTTAAAGAAATAGACGTTGTATTAGGCGTAGTATTGTAAATTAACGCGCCTCTAGCGGTAATTGTAGCAGTTGAAAACGTTAAATCTGCAAAGTCTGTGAAAGCTGTCGTACCGCTGGATGTTGGATCAACGTTAGTTAAAGCTGATCCTCCCGCAGAATAACCCGTTCCACTAGCTTCGTTAGTAGCTGAATAAGCTGTTGTACTAGCGTCAAGCGTAGCTGCGGATGTATACAGTGCTAACTTAAAAGTATCCCCTGTCGAGGAATCAAAGTCGTGTGCACCAAACATAAGTTCCTTTTTAAAGGAAGTGCACATATAGTTACCAGAAAAAGCCATATCAAATTCTCCTTATCATTTCAGCCAAATCTTTATGCCCAGCATCACATAAAGCATTATAAACCGTTGTTCTGTCACTTCTAATAACTTCTCTCATATAAAAAGTCAAAACTTGAACTAAATTCGTTTTAAAAGCTCTGGCCTGATCCCTAATAACAGGATCTGCTGTATCTGAAATAGAAATTATTTTATCCGCGCAGCGTTTTGCTACCTCTTCTGGGGTAAAACCACGGTTTTCTGTCGTTTTTACATCTACTTTAAAAGTAGGCGTAATGTTTAAATCTAATGCGGGAGTGTTCATTGTTTCGGCCTAATAACTTTACCAACTCTATATTCATCGGTAACTTCTTTAGCTTCACCCAACATTTTCATACCTACAAGCGCTTCACCAAACCTTTTTTCATACAAAGCTACTAAATCTTGCTCACCTTTCATATAAGTATACGCTTCTAACAAGCTCCCATAAAGCATAGCAATTTGAGCATTTTCACTTAGCCAAGTTGTTCCGCTATCAGACCCCGCTGTTAAACTAGCCGGTCTGTAGAAGTAATGAAGCTCAACGGAATAATCACTATCCGGAGTAGGACCTATGACAAAATGATCTAAATCAAACACTGCATAATACCTGGGATTTCCAGTCGTTGCCCCATCTGGATTAAATGTTTGGACAAAATCAGCATCTTTAAACTCTAAAAAAACGTGATCGCTGCTCGCGTTTATAAAAGATAAAGAAAAAGGCGCTAAAAAATCACTAGGCGCAGTTAAATACTTATTAGCATTTGTAAAATTTCCACTTACATTTTTTCTAAATAAGCTAAGTTGTACGTTTTTTAAGATGCGCTCTTCAGCTTGTTGAATAAAGATAGGCAAATTATTAACAAACGAGGTCTCATCGTTTTCGGTGTAATCCTGGATTGCCGTTTTTAATTGTGCATATGTAAAACTCATGACGTGCTCACCGTAACAGTACCCACCTGGCCGAATCCGGTGGCAGGTCTTAAATTTGGATTTTCTACAGTAGGCAGCCCTACATAAATATCTAAAGGCTCCACCCGATCTGGACGTGCGTTTTGCAAAGCTTGAGGATCGGATACTTTTCTAAACGGACCTAGCTGCGGGTGTTTTGGTTCGTATTGATCCGGCCCTACAAGTAAGCCGTTCCATTCACGACGCATAACTTTATACGGATACCTAAACCCGGATCTATCGCAGATAGCATAAGAATCTTTACCTGATGCAAACTTAGCCATTATCCCGACCTGTAGTAACTAAACTTTGGAACTACGTTAAAAGAGGCTCTATCTCGATCTTCTTCAGCGGCCCTTTGAAACTCTTCTTCATAAATAGTTTTTAACATGGGAGTCATCTTAGGGTTTTTCTTCAAAGATAAATAATACGCCAGACCCGCCGCTAAACAAGGATAAAACCTAAAAGGAAGATCCATTGTGTTAGTAAAAGTGTCTGCGTCATCCATTCGAGTCAAAGCATCATAGTACACAGTGTACGAAGTAGAGCTGTCAGGGACAGGCCATACTTTTAAGTTAGGCGTAAGCTGCCTATCCAAAAAGAATTGATTAGGTCTACCCGATGTTGTTTTGGTGGGTATAGTTAAATATTCATCTCGGCTTAATCGCTCTAATGAATAGTCGGTACCCGAAACTCTGACCACTACAGACAGAACATCTATTACATCAGCAGATAAATCATATTCGCCATCATTGGCGACAAGCGTCAAAGACCGCTGTTTAATCGTCCATTGATTTAACCCACGATTAGCCCAATCAGCAAGCATAAGATTAAGAGACCTTTTAGCCGTTTTTAGGTCGTAACCGGTCCGGACTTCTAAGCCACAACGCTCAAAAGCCTCTTCGATGTAATCTGCTACATCTAACTCAAAATCTTTGCTTCCTGAAGTAGCCATAATTAAGTTGCCTTAACTAATTTGTAGCCTTTTTCTTTAGCCTTTGCGCGAAGCTCTGCAACGCTCATGCCGTTAGTAGCCTCACCACCTTTTTTCATTTTCTTAACCATACCGCCGCCGCGCATTTTCTTAACCATACCGCCGCCGCGCATTTTCTTAGGTGACATCGCCATTTTTTAATCTCCTGTAAAGTTCTTCCCTACGTTTGAAAATATGAGAAGCATTATACTCCTCATCATATCTATCATAATACCCGTTTTTCTTGATTTTGTACGCAGACTCTTGCAACTTAGACAGTCTTTGAACAAAAACCATTGCATAATTTACTTCAGTCAACGGTTCAAAATCAGCTTCTTCCGAAAACTCTGGGGCTTCATCATAAGGATGAAATCCCATAACCCACATATCTCTATCTATAAAAAAACCTTTTGAAATTGCAGTGTTTACCTCGTCTAAAAACGCATGAAATTTGTCAGGGTCCTCATCAAACGTAAAATCAACCAGTATGGCTAGGTCGTGCGTGTCTGTCCACTGCGACAAAGCCGTGTATAAATCTTGATAGCTGTCTTCGTTTTTAAACAAAAAAGCTACTTTATCATCTAACCAGGCCCCTCTAGCAAAAGGGCATGGCGCTAAATTATTAAAAAATTTATTAGGTTTTTCTAATATCTTTTCAGACCAAGACCTAATTTCATCTACCACTGCCTTTTCTACAGGATCTCCAATAAAAAACGTCATACTCTTTTAGAAACCGCGCCAGTAGTGTATTTTTTTCTGTCAGGCAAAATTTTACCGCAACCTATAGCAACAACCCCACCGTTTTCCATTTTTCTAACTTTAGCTTTTTCTGTATTAGAAACAACCTGTTTACCTTTGGAACCTTCTCGTTTCTTTTTACGGGCCGTTGAAGCTCTTTCTGATTTACTTAAACTCTGCGCTTTAGCTCTAGGTAAACATCTGTCTGGGTTTTTTTTATTTTTTGAAGTGCCACAAGCCCCTGCAATGTTACCTGAGCTATCTATGCGGACCCATTCCTCATCTACCCAATCTTGCAACTTACCCATTATTTGCCTTTTCGCTTTCCGCCTTTAGACTTTTTAGCGTAATTAGGGTCTTTACAGTATTTTGAAGCAGCTAAATTAGCGTAAGCGCTAGGATAAGTATCAAAAGTTCTTTTTGCCCAAGCTTTTCCCTCTGGGCAGATTTTGCTA